CAAATGGACCAGCACCTGTCATAATTGATTGACCAGTTGCTAATAATATAATTGGATATGTAGGGGTTGCAACTTGATTTGGAAAAAGTGCAGCATCTAGCTGAAATCTTGCGTTTGTAGATAAAGCCGAAGCTGCTGTTTCTAAAGCTTCATAAGAAGCCCTATTAAAAGTAATATATACTTGAGAAGTCCCAGATAAATTCATTGCTGTTCCACCCAAAGTAAATTGTGTATTTACCAAGGTAGAAGATACAGTTGTTCTAAGCATTAAATTACCAACAATTGTACAGCTTCCAGCTTCTTTATTAAGACCATTTACAATCGTATACCAATACTGCCCATCTCCAACTGTTGAAAACCCAGCATATCCTTGAAGCGCACCTAGTAAAGTTACAGTGCCTGTGCCTTCTGTTGCTGTTTGTTCACCAACCCAATCGCCTACATTAATTGTCATTATCCCAACCTCATTTGTAATGGGTCACCAGACCAGCGTTCTAGCTGATCTGAAGAGTCTAATTCTGAAATAGATGTTTCTAATCTTGCATACCAGCCAGAAGCAGCATCGTAGTCTTTTGCAAATAAAGAAATTTCACCACATAAGCCTGCTAAATATATGTCTGGATTACTATTTGATAACCAATTTGTATCTGTATCAAGAACTGCTGCAAGACTTGGAACTTGCTGATAATAAATCATTTCAATACTAAGCCCACCTTTTAATATAGGAAAAACTTCAATTTGATCTGCTATTACACAATAATAGTAAATAGGAAATCCTCTGTCTGTAAATGATTGACCTCTAGAATTTTCTAATTTATATTGATTTAATAATGCAGGATCTATTAACCGTAAAGATGTTGTTGAAAACCCTACTGTTATTGGGTCTGGATCACTAATTTGAATATCTCTCATTCCAGCCCAATCAGGCGGAAGGGAATAATATTGCCTGTTTGTAATAGTAAGAGTATATGCTCTTGCAGACTGCCTTCTTGTTTTTAAAAGTCTGTTTATACGAGCTTCTGTAAATAAATAAAAATTATTAATATTTTCATTTACTTCTATGTCATAACGATCTGCATAAGCTATAGCAGCATTAGTTAATTCTAATTTATTCATAATTTACCAGGCCTCACTCTTAAATGTCTCCATTCTGGGGCATTAAGTTTAGCTTTCTTTTCATTTTCAGTTGCTTTATACCAGTCAAAGCCTTCTTTCATCCATTTTTCAATAAGCATAAGAGGAATACGAGCAGCGTGGTATACCCCATCTTTAACATCAGTAAACTTAGGCTTGCTCGTATGCTCATTGTATAAAACTTTATTCATAGCAAGAGTATGTTCAACATCTTGGAATCTTTTTAGAGTTAGTTTATGAGTTTCATCATCATACCAAGTCTCCTCAGTAATTCCTGTTATATCTGAATGTTCTCTTGCTATGCGTCTCATCGTATTAAACCATTTCCTGGACCACCAAAATGGCCTTTAGGGTAGACCATTGCTTGTGGCCCCCGCCTTGCAGCTTCTTTAGGTGCTCTATCATTCATTTTAGTTGTTTTAGATTTAACAGCTCTTGGTGACACTACACTTGATCTTGGGTTTGACATTATATATCTCCAAAAAGGGGCAGGAAGTTAGATTTTTAAATCTTTCCCCTCTGCCCAATAGCCCATTTATTAAACTGTATTTAATGCAGCAATTGCAATATGCGCAAGAGGATTACACACTTCAAGTGTAGTCTCCCAAACCAGCTGCTTTCGAGTTGCATCACCAACAGTGGCAATATCTCGTGTAAACAGAGGACGCAGATCACTTACTTTTGCATACTCAGGGTCAACCAGAAACATAATACTTGGAGAAGTAAAACGATCTGGTGACATTGTTACAGTATGAAAATCACCATCATAAACATCAATAGATGCTACTAGCTTTTTATCGTCAGTTGTTACATAACGAGTTGAAGATGCAGTAAAAGTTGATACTACTCCTCGGTTGTGAGAGCCAGTAATTCCTAAGATATTTTCATTACCACCAGATTGGTCCCAAAGTGCTGCCAAAGAAGCAGACAGAATTGCTTCTGTAAAAGGGCGAGCCGTTCCTGCAGCATATGCAGTTAGATCACCATTTCCTACTGGGGCAACTGCTCCTACTCCACCTCGAAAAGATGTTCCAGATAAGTAGCTAAGAAAACCACCCATCTTACGAGCTAGTGCAGTGCTACCAGCAACTTTTTCTTGGCTTAATCCAACCATGCCATATTCAGCATCGCGCTTAATAGCTTTCATCCTACGAGCAACTTGGTAAGCCATTTCTGACTTAATTCCACCACCTTTAAGAACTTTTTCTTGCGATCCTGTTACCATCGCAGTTTTTGTGAGAATTTGAGTATAGTTACTCAAACGAACACGAGAAGCTGGATCAACAAATGTTGCATCTGATCCTTCAATTGATGCATTTGAAGCTTCATCTTCAAGTACATCAGTTAGCCAATCGTGAGATGTAGCTGTTGCCCTATTTTTACCAATTGCAGTAATAAAAGGAGTTTCAGTTGGAGAAACATCCCAGAGCATGTCTGAGAGATCTTCTCGGTTACCACCTGTAGCGATGGGTTCATCATAAGTGCTTACTGCACCAACTGGAGTTGCCATAATAATTTCTACCTTTACATTCTATCAAGAATTGCGTTTGCAACATCTTGGGTTTTTCCTGTTTGTTTAGCTTTTGCCATAGTGCTTTTAACTTTTCTGGCTTTAGCTAAACTAGCAGTATTCCCTCGGTGTGCACCTGGTTTTTGAAACTTAGGAAGTGCTTTACCAACTCGTTTTGTCTCAGCTGCTTTTTTTCCTGACCTATAGGCCTTAGCATCTTTGATTATACGAAGTAATCTATGGTCGGTCACACCCATAGCCTCATTTTCTGAAAATCCATAATTTTGAATAAAAGTTTTAATTTCACTCAAATTATCATTTCTTACAGAATCATCAGACCATTCTGGGTTATCAGAAATCATTTGCTCAAACTGATACCTACTATATGCAGCAGCATTTGCACTCATTTCTTCATTCCGCTGGCTGTTGACTCGCGCTTGCTCCTCTTCAGCCAAAACTTTTACTTGCTGAATTTTCTGGGCTTTTTCAGAATATTCTTGACGAATAGCTGCAAAATTTCCAGGGTCTTCAGTTCGTAAACGATTCCAATCAATTGAATTATACTCACTTACTAATTCAGCCTCTGCAAGTTCACCTAATTTAGTTACACCTTCAGATCTTTTTAATAGGTCAGTATAAGCCTGGTTTCTTTTCTCTATAAACTCTTTGCGCTCAGTTTCAAGCGCCATAGACTTATTATTTACATGTCCTTGAAGCTGATGATTTGCAACTAGATCTTTTAAAGGAACAGCAGTTTTTTCACCATCAATAATAGCATTAATTGTTACAATGCCATTTTCATCAGTAATTAAACGATCATCATCTATTCCAAGATAAGCTGCTAATGTCAAATCTTCTTCAGCAATGTTTTCTAAGTCGTCTTCAGAACCTTCCTCTTCATCCAAATCAGGGTCGCCATCTTTGGGTAGCTCTTCAGCATCCTCCAATACTCCTTCATTATCATCGATCAATGGTTCTACTTCTGAAGGATAAATTGCATCCTCCACTCTGTCTTGAATGTCTTGCGCCACTTCGGTAGCAGTATCACTCATCAGAATTCTCCTCATTTAAGGTTTTTTGGGCTAGTTTCCCTGTATTTATATAATGTTGAAAATGATCTTTCATTGATAACAGGGCGTTATGTTGCATTTTAATTGTTACTAATTGACTATTGTCAGTAGTAGGGCAATTTATAAATGCCTCGTGAAGCTCTTGCGACTTCTGATTAAAAAATGGTTCTGCTATTTCATTCCAACACATTTGGTATTTATAGCCTTCTTCAGCTTCAACAGCTAAAACTAATTCTATTTGGCTATTCGACATCAGATGTATCCCTATTATTATCTTCTGCAGCTATTGCCATTTGCTGTATTCTAAAAATTTCAGTTTCAAAATATTTAACTCTTTCCCAATATTTATACTCAAGCTCTTTTGCAAATTCAGCAGTATCACCCATAGTTTTAATTTCTTCAAGCTGCTGCTTTAAAAATTTAATTTCATTATCTGCTTCTTGTTTTTGAAGCTGTAACATATTTTTATTTTTATTAATATCATTTGTAAGTTGAACATTCATTCCAGCAGTTTGAGCTTTAGATTCTTCTGCATTTGCAACTTTAATTTGAGCTTTTGTAAGCTCCATATCTTTTGCTTCATCTTTTTGCTGCTGTTCTTGCTGAGATTTGCTAATTCCTTCAGCATTCTTTTGGCCTTCAGGAGATTCTGGATCAAGAAAATAAGATTCAGCACCATTAAATCCACCAAGTTTTGCTATATCATTAAGCAAGTTATATTCTTCAACAGGAGTTACTAGTGTTTGTCCAGGCTTTGCAGACATTTCTTTTTGCTCTAATCTTAAATTTGCCAATGTTGACATTTGTTGCTGTCTATTTCCAGTTCCAGTGCCAACACGAACAGTAGTACAAGTTCGATGTTTCCAGCTTTTAGGATCAACTCTTTCCCATTGGCCACGAAATTTATAATCTATTACATCATCTTGATGCTTAATTAATTGACTACGAATCATGTACATTAAAGGCTTAATAGATGTTTCAGCAATAGCACGGATCATTAAGCCTACTAATTCTTCTTTCTGATTCATCATTTGGGCTATGCCTTCAGAGCCAACCCTATTTCCAATCATAGTATCAGTAACAGCACCTTCTGGTGAAACTCCAGATCTTCCTGCTCTAACTTGATCTAAATAATCCATCATCTTATATGAATCAGAAGATAATGGAGGAGTAACAATAGGAACTAATGCTCCAGGGCTTTTCATTCTTACAATGCCGCCTGGCCTGGAAATCATTAAATCATCTAAATTTACTTGATTTTCAAGAACTCCCATTCTTTGGTTATTTTGAAGATACATATTATCTAATATATTTCTCCATAAAGCAGTTTTCTGATTCTGAATTTGAATTAGACGATCATAAATAGAAAGACCTGTTAACTTATGAGGCATAATAATTGCAGTGCCTGAAATGAAAGGTATTTCATCTATAGTCTCTACATCTAAAACAGTCCCTGCTTGCTCCCATCCACTAACAGTTACTTTAACAAGTTCTGCTATTCCGTCTTCATTTATATCAAGCTGCATATAACATTCAGCTATCTCAATTAAATCTTGAGAAGCGTCATAACTATCATCCCAAGTTTGTTCTCCTTGATCTGTAAATCTGTACTGACCGCCTGTTTCAGTATCTATACCACTTTGTGAAGGCAAATCCCATATATCATCTTTATCATAGCCAGCAGCAACTAAACTGCTACGAGTTTTTAAAGTAAGATGAGCTGTAAATCTAGCAGTAGATAGATCAACAGAATTGTGCATATTATTAACACGGAATTCTTCAGGTGGTACACAAATAACATTAAGTTTTTTATCAGGAGAAGTTTTGCTTATTTTTACACTATATAATTCTATAGTGCCTGATTCATCAAGCTCACTACTTTCTTCTAAAACTTCTATGCTATCTTCAGAAATTAACATAGCATATTCAATTTCTGTTAAATTTGTATATTTTTCTGTAGTAGTTTTTAAATCATCACTATAAAAAACTTTAAAATATCCATTCCGTTGGATTAGCGCATCTTTAACAAATTCATAAAGACTTAAAAAGCCATTATTTTGTTTCATGAATACATCATATACAAGCTTTGACTCTAGCTCAGCTTGAAGATCATCATTTGGGCCTACTGGATCAAATACAACTATTTCATTATTTTGAGTAAATGATTTTATAACCTCAGGCATAATCCATTCAATAGCATCTGCAATATCAGTAGATACAACAGATGATCTACCTTCAGTCGGCGGAATGCTATCACCAAGATATGCAGATAAAGATATGTTTAAATCTTGATCTTGATATTGAGAATTACTTAATTCAAATCCTACAATAGATGCAATTTGTTCATCGTCAAGCATTTAGATAATTCCTTATTTAATCCAGTCAAGAGCAGTTTTAGCTAAATCCCAAGTATTTAATTCACCAGTTGCTGCAGTTTTATTAAGTGCATCAATTGTATTAACTGGCGCTAGCATATCAAGAAAGTCTGAAATATTAACTGGTTGAGTATCAAGTCCAGGGTTTGCCCTACTATAATCTTTATCACGATAGTTATCTGAAATAGCTTGATCTATTCCTGTTTTCTGATTAAAATTTCTTAGTGCAGAAGTTGCTTCAAAGCCTCTTTCTGCAATATTTGATATAGTTGCAGCAATAATAGGGTTTATATATGTTTTATGATTTTGAGATGCTAAATCATCTATTGAACTAGCTACACTCATTAAAGGGCCATTAGGAGCACGTAAACTATTCATTGCATCT